ATTTTTAATATCAGGCGGTCTACATTGACTGCTTGGTTTAATCTCAATCATAATAGTTTGAGGTTGACCTACGCCGTCTCTTTTATGTACAACCACATCCGGATAATACCTATGTATCTTTCCGTCAATCGGCGATCTATATGGAACAATCACTTCTTCAGATTGCCACCATATTACATCTGGGTGAGAATCCATCCATTTAAATACCTTAAACTCCCACAAAGACCTATAAATAATTTTTGTAGGGTCACCCTTATACTTGGTCGGATTTTTTGGTCTAAATTTACCCTTATATGCCATAATATACTTTCCAATTTTTATTATAAATAATTACATTATCCGTATACATATTTATTAGAATTAGACGGAGACAGCAAAGGAAATAAAGAATGGCAAGACCAAACAGCAAGATACGAGAATCCAATCGTGGTGATACTGAACGACTCTTCTTTCCTGAGGGTGGATTTCCGCACGGCATTCAATTAATATTTAAAAAGTATAGCTACGAAGACTTAGTGTTAGGTACAAACGGTCAAACTAAAAAGACTGAATTTGCTACTGCTCAAGAAACTGGTGTATTGGCTGTTGAACTTCCAATGCCTAGTACATTAACAGATGCAACTGGTCTTCAGATAAATGGCTTTGAAAGAACTTTTATGGAATCGTTTATTGCTGATACATTGGCTCCTGCGTTTGATGGAAATATTGGTGACATTGCTAAAGATTTATTTTCATTAGGTGAAGCTGGTATGAAAGGCGGAATTGATGCTGTATTTGGAGGACTTGGTGCAACTACAGATGGACAGAAAGCAGCAACAGGTCAAGGCGCAAAGATCGCGTCGTTTATGATGAAGAATACTTTAAACAGTTTTGCTCCTGGATTAGGTAAAGCATTGGGTGCTTCGAGAGGAACCGCAATTAACCCTCAATCAACGCTTTCTTTCGAAGGAGTTAACCTAAGACAGTTTTCTTTTGATTGGACACTATATCCTGAAAGTAAAGAAGAAGCATTGTCCATTAAAAAGATTATAAGATCAATAAAAAGAAACATATTACCAGAAATACAAAGTGTAACAGGCACTGATGTTGATGGCGGAAGTGGTTTAGGGGCTAATTCATTATCTCGAGCCTTTTTAAAATACCCTGCGGTTGTTAGTATTAATCTATTAGGTATTGATGAATCGCACTTCCTTAGATTTAAACCATGTATGGTTGATAATATTACTATTGACTATGGAGCAAGTGGTGAAATTATTATTGCCGAAGGTGGTGTACCTCAAGGTATCAAAGTTAGCATGACCTTTAAGGAACTCGAAATACAAACGGCTGAAGATTATGAAGGAGACGACGTCTAATGGCAACTAAATACTTTGAACATTTTCCGGTTATAGATTACCAAGGAAGAAAGGTTAAAGATATATCTCGAAGACCTGCTTTCGTAAGAGCAGTCGCAAATAACCCTTATCTTTATTATTCTTATACAGTTAAAGAAAGCGAGAGGGCAGAAGATATTGCCTTGGATTATTATGGCTCTGTAGATTATATTTGGTTAGTTTATATGGCTAACAATATTATAGATCCATATTACGAATGGCCAATGAATACTCAAACCTTTAACGACTATATGGTTGATAAGTACCAAGCACAGTCTGGTAAAATCGGAGAAGACGTTCTCGATTGGACCAAAGATGAAACAATTGACGAAAACATTATATACTATGTTAAAACAGTTTAGGAAATAACAAATGGCAGTTGATAATATTATCTTAGCACCGGAATCATTCCGAACAATTTATCTTCGTAAAGAAGATCGCGTGATTATGCGTACTGAACGAGGGCAGAAGATAATCATTAAAAGAATCATTCCTGAAGATTGGGTTCCTTATCGTATCTTTGAATACGAAGAACAAATTAACGATAATAAGAAAGAAATCTTTTTATTCGATAATGCATTCTTAGGTCAACTATCACGTGAATTTAAAAACTCGGTAAGTACTGAATAATGTCCGATTCCTTTAATCCTTCTCATTGTACTATAGAAGCTGCTAATATTAAATCGGCAGACAATAGAGATGCTTCTATTACTGCTTTAATATATGGATTTGATTTAAAGCAATCTATCTATAGCTCTTCTTTTAGTGGAACACTTAAGTGTTTTGACCAAGTTGGAACGTTACACGATTTTCCATTAAGAGCAGAAGAAGAATTAGAATTAATTATTAAAGGACATGATCTTCAAACAGAATTAAATATTAAAGGTCAAATAATTAAAATTGATGGCCTATCTAAAAGTGATCTAGGTGATGGTTATTATTATACATTACATTTTGTAAGCAGAACAACTTTTAGAGCAGGAATACAAAGTGTGATCACGGCCTTTACAAATATATCAGGATCATATGCTGCTAAAGAATTATTTAAAAAGTATTTTAATTCAAATAAAGAATTAAGTACAGCAACGTCAGTTGGTGAAATGCCTGATAGCTCTGAAGGTTTACAATTAACTTCAAATAAAGGAAGAGCGTTTTATATCGAAGAATCAGATGGTCAGATGAGAACGATCATTCCTGATTATACTCCAGCTCAAGCAATGAACTTCTTGGCAAGTAAATCAAAAGCAGGATCACAATCTCCATCAAACATGTATCGTTTCTTTGAAACTTTTGATGGTTACTATTGGGTAACTGACGAATGGATGTTAAAAAGAGCAATAAAGAATAAAGCTAAAATTAAAGACTTTTACTATTTAAACTTTTCAGAACAAGACGCATCACAGTATGCTAACATAATGGTAAGAAACGTCGTATCTTTTACTAATCAGAATCATGTTGATACAGGCGCTGACATTGATAGTGGTGCTTATAAGAACACGGTAATGGAAATTGATTTCGTGAATCATACAAGAACTTCTTATAACTTTGATTATGAAAAATCAAAAACGAAATACATTGGTATGACAGGACAACCAAGAACATCAAACGCTGGTGCGGTACATTCAGATAAATTTATAAAAGAAACATTTAAAGACGAAAACAAAAACGCAAAGCAATATGTGGTATATAGAGATTGGCAACCTGATGGAGTTGCTTCAATACCAGGTCAAGTACTTCGTACACCACAAAACATGGTTGAGATTATTCAAAACAGAGTTGCTTATAATTACCATTTAAATAATTCAACAGTTTCTTTAGGTATTGAAGGTAGAATAGATTTGGTACCAGGAGATGTAATTAATCTAATTACACAAGAACCTAACATTGCGTTAGAGAATAAACAAAACAGCAGATTGAGTGGCAAATATTTAATTGCTAGCGTTGACCATTCAATGGAGATGAACACTTTGAGTACTAAGGTGGAAGCGATAAAATATGGTTGGCAAGGTGGTGATATATGATTGATGGTTCAGGAATAAGTAATCCGTTCTTCTTCATCGGTATGGTTGAAGGCAACCTCGATGAAACTCACGAAGGTCGAGTAAGAGTTCGAGCGTTTGGTGTACACGGAACAAACGCAGAAATTGCGACAACTGATTTACCTTGGGCAATGTGCGCAGCAGGTAATTACGATCCAAACAATCCACCCCCAGCATTAGGATCTTTTGTATACGGAATGTTCTTAGATGGTAAGATGGCTCAACATCCAATCATATTAGGTTTATTACCTGGTATGTATAATACAGAATCAGATCCAACTAAAGACGGTGAAGGTGTTATTCCTGAAAAGAATGGTGATCTATTAGCAAGAGGTTATACTCCAAATGATTTCAACGCAGGCGGCGGACCAGATAGATTAGCTCGCGGTGAATTATTAAATGAAACTTATCTATTACAACAAGCAGCCAATCGTACACATGATCAAAAGATTGCTGATATGGATGAAACGTGGTCTGAACCTCCACCAGCTTACGCAGCCAAATATCCATATAACAGAGTAATTAAATCAGGAAGACATAGTATTGAATTAGATGATTCTCCTGGTGCAGAAAGAATTATGATTCATCACGATAGTGGTGCATATATTCAAATAGATTCAAAAGGTACAGTTACTGAAAAAGCTGCCGCTGATCGTTATGAAATTAATATCGGAACAAAACATGAATCATCAGGACATAGTGTAGTTACTGTAAATGGTAACGCTCATGTTTATGTAAAAGGAAATAAGACAGAAGAAATAGAAGGTGATTATAAATTACTTGTACATGGTCATACAGAAATTGCCTCAGGTGCTTCATTAAATATTAACGGTAGTGATCAAGTTAATGTAAGAGGAGCAGAAGTTAAGGTTGAAGCAAATTCTGGTATTATGACTCTGTTTGGCAAAAAAGAAATACAGTTTGAATCTGTTAATCAATTAAACTTCGTTGCCAAGAATATTAAAAATACAGCATTAAATACTTACGATGTATTCTCAACCAAGGCTATAAAGTTAGCTACACCTGGAGACATACATTTATTAGCATCCAATATAATCAATACAGCAACAGGACTTATTCCTCCAACGCCGATGACAGGGACCACAGGTACACCTGCACAAGTAGGATGGAGTTTAACAACACCTAGTATGATAATTGCCGCAGTCAATGGATCCTTTAGTGGAATATGGAATGCAGGAGTAGTAAATGCTGGTGCGTTAACAGCAACAACAGCAAACGCAACAACACTTAATGCAGGTGCTATTAACGCAGCTGGTGTTAACACTCGAAACCTAGCAGCGCCTTTACCTATCAGTTCTGCACCAGGCAGTCCTTGTGCACCAAATGCTACAAACCCATTATCAATTCGTGCCGTAGCGCTACCAACAGCACCAACTATACCAACACTACCTATAATTCAAGTACCTCTTATTAGTAATCCAATTGCGGCACCTCTACCTGGTATTACTTCAGGTTGGGCGTATCCTACAGGAAACAGTCCAGAGTTTATTGCTAAAGTACTTAATCCTGTTAATGCATTCCTTGCTATTGTTGCCGACTTTACACCTATAGGACTTGGTGCCTGGGGTATAAATCAAATTAAAATGCCAGAGCCACCTAAGAAGTCAACATCGATTGTTCCTCGTGGTTATTTTGCGATGGGATATTCTGGCGGATATATTTCAGCGTTAGATGATT